TTGGAGATTTTTTAATAACAGTTATATGGTCTTCAATAAAATTACCACCGTTTATTTGTGTGTGTGTGAATGTATTATTTGTAGCTGTTTTAAAAGTAGATATATTTATTTTTTTTGGTTCATAAACGTCGTCTGTCCAAAAAAGTAAACCTTCTATTATATTTATACCAGTTATAAATTTATTACTAGAAAAATTTAATATACTTTGAGTATCTACAAGTATAGGTGAAATCTCTTTAGTTATTTGATCAAACTCTATTATACAATCAGCTGAATCAGATGTTAAGAACCAATAGATTTTTTCATTTTCAGTATCTCTAGTAACACCAATACAAGAAGCATTTGCTAAACCAAATGAACTAGCCCAATATGTGTAAGCTTTAGTATCAGAATTATAAGTATTTACTTTTTCTAGCGTATTACCTAATATATTTTGTACTGAACCTACATCTGAACCTTCAGAGCTAGCAATTTCTATATTTAATGCATCTCTGTATTCGCCATTGTTAACTAATCTTTCGTCAAGGTCTTTATTCATTTTACCTAGACGAAAATGGTGCTTTAATTCTGGCATGTGCTAGTGTTTTATTTGTTTAGACTTACCTCGCATTATTTGAGTTAACTCTTCAATTTTTAAATTTGATAATCTTAATTTTGCATTTCTTATTGCCGCAAATTTTTCTTTTTTAAACCTTGCAACTATATACTCTTGTACGCCTGATGACGATGCAAGTATAGAGTGGGCGATAAACTTATAAATAGCTTCTTCTACAAACTTATGTACTTTCATTTCATCATCTGTAGCTAAGCTGTCTGATATATACTTTAACGTAATTGTTTTACCGTTTATGTCAGCACTAAAATGTATTCTATTCTTTAAAGGATCTATATAAAAAACTCCATTTGATTGTGCTTTTGAAGGTTCTAAACCAAATCTACCACCATTAGATGTAGATGTGTCAAAACCACTATCATCAACACTAGTATCACTAGTCGCGTTTGAAGAGGCTTTAAAGTCTGACCAAGTATCTGAATCTGTAGATGCTGATAAATTACTATTACTATCAAATATATAATTGTAATTTCCATCTTGTAATATAGAAAATGGATTACTAGTTTTATCTGCTTTATATATAATTCTTTCAACACCAGAAGTATCTTTCCAACTAATTTTAACATAGTTAACATAGTCGTGAGGCAGAGCCATAACTAAGTTAGGACTTATTTCTATTTCTTGTGATTTTTCTGATTTTAAAGTGTCGTAGCTTAATTCTTGTAAAGCTCTTTTTGCAAAAAATACTATATTGCTTCTTTTTTGTTTGGGTATAATTTTACCTTCACCAACATAAGCTATTTCAAAGTTGTTAATTATATCCTTAAGGCTTATAGTTTGATAATTTCCGAAACTAGAAGCAGTAGTGTAGTAGTTTTGTTGTGTTCCTTGAAATAATCCCATTTATTATTGTTTTTCTTGTTGTAGTGATTTTTGATCTTCTGTACTAGCTATTTGATACATATTAGGATCTTTAAGCATTACTCCTGCTAAAGAAAGTATCTTCATGACTAATTCTGTTTCTTCTGAATCATGTAATTCAAAATTAACACTATTATTTGCGTTATACATAGCTTGTTCAAAAACTATAGTATAAGCCCACTTTACAGTAGTGGGTCTAGATATATAGTTACACGTAACTCCTGAAGTTATAGTGATAGGATAAACTTGTATAGCAGATGATGATGTATTTACATAAATAGGTAAAGAAAGTGATGGGGTTGTTAGTGGTGAATTTATATAATGGTGTAATTCATTTTGTTGTAGTTTCTCTACTTCAACGTAATTTCCTGAGTTAAGATAGTATAATTCACCCATTCTGTAGTAGTTAGGTAAAGTACCTACGCCTCCAGAGCTCATTGATACATTTTGTCTAAATTTTTCAAACACATCAATCTTTTCTTGTAAAAGATCTGTCATGTCAGAATAAGTTGAGTCATTACCAGGTATTCTACTGAACTGGTTTAGATCATAAAAATATTGCTCAAAGATGTCCATCTGTGCTTGATTAGCGAACAGATTAAACTCTTGAGGTGTTATGTATCCTCTTTGCTCTTTATTAGCAATGTTTAATACTCTTTGATAAACTGTATCTATATTTACACTCATGTTATTTTTTTATTATAGGAAAAGGCCCACAAAAGCAGGCCTTACCTACAATTGTTATTATCGCTTTTCGATGTTTTTGTATATTTCTATACCTTCGTCAGTTTTAAAGAATGAAGCTAACGCAGAATATGGATGCTCATCAAATGGAACTGTTAAAACTTTTCTACCGTTACTAGCCCAAGTAAAATTTCTTTGGTCTGGTGATAGTTTTAGTATTCCAGCTTCTACAGCTTTTATACCAAAGTTTCTAAGTTCTACGCTATCGTCCTGTAATAGATCTAAGAATAAAGCAGGATTTCTTTTAGCAAATACTAATAAATCTCTTTTAACTTCCTTAGAAGTCATATTATTAACCTTAGAACCAATCTCTACTCTTAATATAGCTTCAGCTAAATCAATTTCAACATTTTTTGCAGCAACTAATGCGTCGATCTCTAAATTCATATATTCAAGATCGTCTTTTGCATCTTCTACTTCATCATGCTCTTTATAAATAACATCCTTTGCAGGGTGATATAAAGAAAGCAATTTTTGTAAATTTTGTTTTTGTTTTGGTACGTTTAAAGTTCCATCTCTAAATATGATGTGACCTAAAGTAACCGATCCTTTTTGTTCTCCAACTAGAGGTGATGATTGGTTTGTTGCATATCTAATCTCTTGTTGAACACCGCTGTTTTCATCAAACCATAATAACGACTTTCTTCTCGTATGTTTAGATGGTAGTGTAAAAACTAATGGTTGAACTCCTGACTTTAATATATAAAGTCTATCTTTTATTTCCCAGCTTTTTGCTGATTTCTCTTTTTTCATGATATAATATAATATAAATGTTAATAAAAGTAAAAGTTACCCCCGTCAAAATAACGAGGGTAAAGTTTACTATTGGTAATAATTAGTCACCGATAACTCCATCAGAAGATTTCAACAATACGAAGTTGTTTGCAGCTTGAACACATAAACATCTCTCAGATAAGAAATGTACGTTCATTGCATCCTCGTCGCTTGTATAGTTTCCACCAACAGAACCAGTAATCCAAGATTTCATTCTTCTATCGTCAGCTTCAGAAGCTCTGTATCTAACGTGTAAGAATGGTCTTGAGATATTTTTACCTAATTGCTGATCGTAAACTGTAGAAGTTCCAGCAGGAACAAATACACCTTCAATATCACCAACTAGTCCTCTTGTAGTTGAGTCATTTAAGTATTTCCAGTCAGTTTTGTAGAAGTCATAAGAACCTCTTCTGAAACCAGAAAATCCTAAATTTAATGCCATATCTTCGCTGTTACTAAAAACACCGTAAGATGTACCACCTGAACCGTAAGAGTTTTGAGCAGCTAACATATTGTCGATAGCTAGAGAAGTTCCTCTATCTAAGAATAACATGTTTTCCTCAATTGATCCTTGCTTGTCTAATTCTTGTAGAATTAAATCAAAGTCAGCTAGACCGTCTGTAGCTTCAGAACCTCCAAAGTCAGCATTGTTAAATACTAAACCTCTAGAGTTAATTGCAGCAAATAAACCTTCAGATCCAGAAATTCCTGAAGCTGAAATAGCAGATGATCCTGCTTTTTTCTCTGCTTCAATCATAGACATTTCTAATTGATCTTCAAATCTTAATCTTGCTTCGTGCTCTGATTTTAAATACCAAAGGTAACCTCCAGTTCCAGATTCAGTAGTTACTTCAACCCACCCAATTTGAGCAGTATCAGAACCATTTACACTGTACTTGTCTCTTAGAATAATTGGCTTATTGCTAAAAGATGTGAAGTTAGCATCTTTAGTGTTACCAGCTCCAGAAGATCCTTTTTTGTATTCAGAACCGTATACAAATACTTTTACACCTGAAACAGCGTCAGCACCAATACTTGAAATATCAGCGGCTGTGTAAGGTTGTGCAGTAATTGTAGTTGAAGAAGGAACAGCAGATACGTAACATTTTAATGTTACACCACCTTTACTAACGATGATAGTATCACCGATGTTAATTAAGTGAGCAGCACTAAAAGTTAGTAAGTTAGCAGAAACATCAGTACCAACAACATCGTCGTATGCTACGTGAATTCTACCTTGTTCAGACCATACAACTTCGTCAGAAGCCATAGGCATTTCAGCTCCTACCATTTTCAAAAATCCAGAGATAGTACGGTTTCCGTATCTTTCTACTTCTTTTTCATATACTTCTGGTAAGAATTGTTTTGTAAAGTTAAAGTCATTCCCGGTAATGCTTAAATAATTGTCTCCAAATAGATCTTTTACGGGTCTTGGAGTAAGGTGCGCTAGAGCGGCACCTGAACTTGCTATTGCCATTTTTTAAATTTTTAATTGTTATTTTCTAATTTTAATCTTAAAATCGTTAGAACTTTCACTTGGCACTGATCTCACACTGAAACCACTTTTGATAACATTTTCATGACCTTTTCTAGGTTCCATACTTATGTTCTTGGATCTAGACATGCTATCTTTTATAGCATCTGCTTTTCCTTGTTCATAAAAATGGTTTGCTACCATGTCTGGATTCATAGCTGTAAATAACGACTTGTGGTAACCTTTAGCATCATTCATTTCATTTTTATCATTAAGAAACTTCTTAACAAAATTATTGATGTCGCTTTGGGTATTCTTTACACTTTTTGCGTCCTTTACATTAAATCTATATTTTTTTTCTCCAACTTTGTATTCAAAACCTTTGAATTCGTTAGAAAAGACTTGTTCAGTCTTTTTATTAAATATAGATTTCTGAGAGTTTAATACCTTATTGTTTTCCTCAGATTCCTTATTGTAACGGTTGAAAAAATCTATAGCTTTCTTTTGCTCAGGCGCTAACCTGTTTCCTGCTTTGATCTCTTCGTAATATTTAGACTTTTGCCCGTCTAGGTGGCTTTTAGCACTGGCAACTTGCTCTTTAAGCGCTAATTTTTTTCTTTTAATATCTCTTTCTGTATCTTCATCTTCATCAAAACTAAAACTATCTTCTATCATGAAATTAATTTCATCATTTGATAAATGAGGCTTAGTTTGTTTATAGTACTCTTTTAACAGTTGATCATCGTCAAAACTACTGAAGTCTTGATTAAGTCTTACATAATCTTCTAAACTACCACCTGTTTCATTCATAAAATCTACAGCTTTCTGTATATTTTCAGGTAAATCAATTCCAGACTCTTCAGCTTCAGCCACAGCTTCTTCTACTTCTTCTGCTAATTGTTCTGTTTGTTCTTGTACTTCTTCTTCTTTTATTTCTTCTAATACAGGTTGTTCTTCTTGTTTTTCTTCAACAATTTCTTCAACAACTTCTTCTACTACTTCTTCGACCTCTTGTTCAACAGGCTCTTCTGTAGTTTCAGATGGATTTGGTATTTTATTTAAATTACTTAAATCCAACTTAATAGTACCGTCTTCATCAACCTCATTTTTAGGTTGCTCTTCGACGGGTTTTTCTTGATCAACAACTTCCTCAGTCTGTTGGTCAACTGTAGATTCATCTACAACTTCTTCTAGTTCTTTTGACATAATATAATATTATAAAATTAAACAATTTTTAGGCATTGAATAAACCTAAATCTATACCACCCATAGTATCATTTGCTGTAGATTCAAAGTTCTTAGGTGGCTTAGCGTTATTTCTTTGATCTATTAATTCAGACTGTTGAGATGCTTGAATTTTAGTTCTTTCATCTTTTCTGTCTTCTTTGTATTTTTCTTTATCATTAACAGTTTGATTCTCTAATTGTTTTAATTGCATATTTAATTGAAATTCTAACTGCATTAACTCTTTTTTACTAGCGACTTCTTGTTGAAGTTTTTGTAAATCAAGTTGAGCTTTAGTTTGTTCTAATGCTGTTTGTATCTGTATAAGAGCTTGTTGCTTTTGTACTTCAGCTTGAGACGCAGCTTGTTGAGCTTGAGCATTAGCTTGTGCTTGTGCTTGAATATTTCTTTCTTGCATCTGCTGATCTCTTTCTTGTTTTTTCTTTCTACGTATTTTAAGTAGCTGGTTTGCAAGTTTTATATTTTTAATATTTCTAAGATCTATAGCGTCATCAAGATCAATCATTTTTTGTGCAATAGCAACTTGTATGTTATTTTCAAGAAGTTGTTTTTCCTCTTCATCAGGTGCTAACTCTAAAAATATTCCAAAATCATAAAGATGTAACTCTTGCATTTCAGACAGAACAGCAACGTTGTGAGAACCTATAGCTTGTATAAAAGCATCTCTTGTTGGTGAATACTCTAAAATGTCAGATATTCTAAGTGATAATGAATCAGCTGTTTCAGATGTTAAGAATAAACCAGCTTGTAATATATGTCTTGTTGCTGTATTTGAATTTGCAGCAGCAAGCTTTTGTATACCAACTAAAGCATTACTATCAGGTGTACTAGCATCTCTAGCCTCATTAAGACCAGTTGCATCACGTATCATCTGTAAGTAATAATTATAAGTTTGTATTAATGTTTGCATTTTAGAACCACCAGAACCACTATTTATTTCTTGTATAGGTACTTTACCAGGGTTCATATCTCCTTCAGATGTAAATGATCTACCTAATATAGAACCTGTTTGAAAGAACATGTTTAATGCTTCTTGTGGATTATAATTTGTTCCATTACCTAAATCAATTTCAGCTAAACCATCAGCATCTAAATATATACCGTCTGGTACTATTCTTGACATAACTTGTTGTAGCTTTAAATGAGTTAATTGTATCATATCCGCAAAACCAGTTATTCTACTGACTAATGATTCAATTCTACCTTTGTACATTCTTGGAGCTACAATGTTGTAGTTCATTTTAACCTTAGTATAATCACTTTTAGGTCTCATCATGTTTTTAGCCAGCTCCCATTTTAATAATCTTTGCGTACCTAAAACTAATGCTCCTTCATATAGAACTTCTATAGATCTAGACATTTTTCCATATCTAGCTTCCAACTGCTCATCTAAACCTGGTGGATTAAAACTATCATCTTTTATAATAATTTTAGTGGCACCAGTTGCAGTTTCTTTAACTTTATACACTTCATTAGCATATGTTTTATAATTAAAGTATAATACTTGTATTGTATTTTTATCTAAGTTATTTGTCTCAGATACTGTTCTATTGAATAAACCAGTGTTGTGAACACCTTGTTTAGTTATATTATTTAAATCTTCATTAGTTAAATCAGGAAATTGTTTTTTAACCTCATTTAAATGTAATGATTTTATTTCACCTACGTAATATATATCATCAAAATAAGGTGATTCAGTATATGAGTATATCATATTAGCTGGATCACAGTACTCAACTTTAACACCTTCAGATGTGTTATAACTATTTTTTACAGCTGCTATACCTATTGTAGTAAGATCATAGTTTAATCTTTTTCTAGTTAACTCATACTTGTTACCCTCTAACAATGTATTTATAGCTTGTTCTTCAGCAATTTCAACAGCTTGTTTATAATTTAATTGCATATGTAAGTCAAGTTCCTCTTTAGAGTCTGGTAACTCTTCAGTAGGGTTTTCTTGCATATCAACATTAAAGTTTTGTTTAGCAAACTGTATTAACTCTTTAGTTTGCATATCTCTAAGTATTGATTCCATATACTTAGTTCTTTTACTAACACCATATGGATCTTGAGAAAAAGCTTTTATATCGTAAGCTCTTTCAGATATACCATTAACTACTATATCTACAAATTTAGGTATGATAGGTACAGGCTTCCAATCTAGGTTTAGATAAGATAGGTCACCATTGATAGATAGTTCGTCTTTATATTTTTGTATACTTTGTTCTCCTCTTGCATATAATCTTAATCTATGAAACTCATTAGAATTACTATAAAACCTATTAGTACCTGAATCTCTTTTAAACCACTCAGACTCTATAGCTTTAGCAACCTTTAAGCCATATTCTTGGCTATTCTTTTCTAAATCGCTTGCGATTTGACTTGGAAAGTAACCTTTTACAACTGATTCAGCCATGTTATTCTATTATTTTTGATCGCATGCCAGCTTGTTTATATCTAGCAAAACTTATGTTTAATTTTTGTTTTTCCATTGATGCATGTGGAGTATATAGATGCCTGTTGCAAGCCATAACCGCTAAGCCAGAACTTATTGCGGCATCATATTTAGTTCGTTTATTTATATCAAATCCAGCCCAGTCGTTTAAAGTAGAATTAAAATACATATTTCCATAAGTACCATCTCCTTTTAAACCAACATGATCTTGTATATACATTTCTATTGCAGCTGCGTGAGCTTGTTTAATATCTTCACTTGAATTAGGTATACCACCTATTTCTTTTTCTGCAACAGATAATTTATTCCAAGATTTATCTGGTCTATTCATTGAATAACCTCTATAACCTCGCCTTTTTAAATAATACAATAGACGTGGTTTATTATTCTCTGCAAGTATAGGCATCCCATAAAATACAAGTGCCATTAGAACGTCCTCAAAGAAGATCTCAGCAGTCTGAGGTCTTGCTATGTACTCTAAAAAGAATTGATTAGGCGGACAATTTTCCATAGAAAACTTTGTTAACCCATGCAATGCACCTTTAGATCCTGTCCCATCTACAGTTCCTGATATATCATATGAGTCACAACCAAATGCTCCCATATGTTCATTACCAGGTGTTTTTCTACCGTTTTTAATAATTACGTTATTTTGTAAGTGAACTGGTGGAACCCAGCTAACTTTAAATCTACCATTATTATCAGGGTAAAATACTACTTTTGAATCTTTACTACCCATAGCCCACTGAAAATTACCTTGTGTTATTCCAGCAGAGCTTTTTAAGTCTTCATTATAATCTATTTGTTCGTATATCTTAACTAGGTTAAATATACTGTTATTTGCTTCATCTCTAAAAGCATGTTCCTCTGTACGAGGAAATTGTCTGTAAAATTCATTTAAAGCATCTTGATCATTTTTTAATCCGTCAGCTTCATTTTGCCAATGTTCTATTACACCTATCTCTATTGGATCTCCCTGTGGTCCAAGCGTTTCTTTTTTAGGAGTGTCGAACGTAGGTATTCCATGCATATCAATGAATCCTTCGTAGTTCCATTCCATAGGTATGAACAAAGAATATAATCCTGAGCGAGTTTGGCCATTGGCGTTTCTTTTCGTAACATCTGAATTATTATATAATTTCTTAAAATTTGTTCCTCCTTTATCTAAAGCGTTTGATGTTGAACCCATCATACACTTACCAATTATTCTTGAACCTAATCTAAGCGTGGTTTTTGTAACCCGCCAGTTGTTAAGAATATTTTCTGGACGTTCCCATTTTCCTGCTTCATCATGTACTAGTAGTGCAAGTTTTTCACCATCATAACTATTGTCCCCTGTATTTTTCCAATCAATAGTTGTATCTAATCCAGCTATATCTTGAGTTTTGTTTTTAGACTCAAATCTTTTACGAGTAAACTTTGAAGCTGGTACTCTATATGCAAGTTCTGTTTTAGGTCTATCCATACCGTCTTGTATGGGTCTGAAAAAGAACGGATAGTTGATGGATATTGGTACAACTTTATCTGTAAACATTTTTTTTGCATCAGCACCTGACTTTGATAATATACCGTATCTTGAATCAGATGATACTGTAGCCAAGTTAACGGTCTCTCCGGATGCCATAAATGAAAAACCTGAACGTCTGTTTTTAAGATAACACATTCCGTAGCATCTTGTATCTGCTTTGCAAGCTTCCCAGAATATAAAGAATAGTCTGTTTGCTTCCCTAAAATCTGGTCTCCCAACATCAATCTTGGTCCACTGCAAGTACATGTAATGAGTGCCAGTAATATAGGTAGGAATCTTTTTATTCTGAAACCAATGACCTTCATCTCTTTTAGCGAACTCTTTATCAATATACCCATGCCATCTTTTTTTAAATTCATCTGGATAATCTTTCCAATCAAATATACTTTTAATAGATTTAAGTTCTTTAGGATACTCGTGTGGCGTCCATTTGTCGTTTTCATTATCAACTTCTATTACTTTAGGTAAAGCTATTTTTAAATTTTGTATGCTATACACTTCACCTATCTGACCTGTTTTTGATATAACAACAACATCATGTTCTTTGTTATAACCATACTTCCACTTTTTAGATTTATTTAATCTTTTAATAGTGTTTATTTTAATAGGTTGTATAACCTTATATAAATTTTGTTCGTACATTATTTAGATCTTCTCTCTGCAAAACCACTAAATACTTCAACTTCTTCTTCTTTCTTAGGCTTGTTATTTAGTATATCGTCTTCCTCTTGTATTCTATTTAATATCTCAAATGCATCGAATATTGCGAGCTTTTTAGTGGCTGCAGCGTTCTTGAGTCTATCGGCTGAGATGTCATCATCAGTTTCAACAATAGGTTCTTTAGCAACTTTAATAAGTTCTTTGACTGCTTCATGTCCAGCTTGGATTATATTCTTTTTCGTTTCCTTGACGTTCATATTTAATTGTAATTGATTGAATTCTTACTCTATACATCCTTTCGTCATCTATAATAAATTCAAACTCACTAGTTGGAACGAAACCTACAAGATCATTTTCTTGTATGTAGTTAGTTTTATTGTCTAAGTATTTAACAACACCGGTTAAAGGTTGTTCTTTATCTACACTTAAATTATTTCTAGAATGTATAGGTTTAACAAAACAATAACCATCATTAGCTATCCATTTGTTTTTTTGCTTATACATAAAAACTTGATCAGGCCAAGCAAAATATAAGTCTTCTTTATAGTAACTTTTAGAATTTTTTTCTATACCTTTTATATCGTGGTATCTTCTAAAAATATTATGATGAACAATTACTGTGTCGCCTATTTTAATATCTGTTTTAACAGCTTTAGGCAGCGCTACAACTTTAGCAGTCCTATTTACAAAACTATGATTTTGGAGCTCAGTATTTACAATGAGCTCCTTATCACCAACTTTTCTTTTATTTTCGTATCTTCCTCCTATAGGCTCGATAATAAAATTGAATATGCTTTGCATTAATATTCTAAATTGTATTCCACAGCTATTGCCATGTTCTTGTTGAAATCTTTCCAAGGAAGTACTTCGTCTTTCTTTTTTATGTATACAGAAAACTTAGAGTCTTCTTCAATTATATCACAAATAGTATGACCTCCGTAAACTTCTTGGCCAACAGAATAATGCATTGCATCGTTTTTATAATCTCTGCCAATGCTTATTTTGCGAACTAATTTCACTATGCTTTCTTTAGTACTTCTGGTCCTACAATTTCTTCCCCACCTTCTTCTTCTATAGGCTCGTAGTTTCCAGTTTGAATATCAATTTTAATTTTACCGTACTTTTCTTCTAGCTTAGCTTGCAACTTATTCAAATCTTGTTGAACTTCTGCCGCAGCATGGTTAAGCTGGTGTTTTTGTAATTCTAGGTTTCCAATTTGAGAAGCAGCTTGATTAAGCTTTCCCACAAGTCCTTGCAGTTCCTCTAATTGTTCTTGGCTAATTTTGTTTTCTTGGTTTTCCATAATTTTAATGTAATTTTAATTTAATTTAATTGAATTTAATTATTACGCCCACGGCATTTCCGAGACGTCTTCGTTTGTTGGTATTTTTTGTTCGCTAATATTCTTGGTTATAATTTCTTGCATGTGATCAACTGGGTGATTAGCTTGAGCCCACTCAATAACATTTTCTTCTGTAACTGAAGATAAAGCAGTGAAAGTTTCAGAATTAGGTGCACCAATAGGGCACGCTCCTGAGAATTCTGCAGTGTAAGGATTCCCTTCGGAATCATTTTCATCATCAGTTCCTACGTATTTAAAATTTACGTGTGTAATCACATCCGACAAACCGTCGAGACTGGGTGCTTTTTTCATAGCCGTGATAGCCCATGTGTAAGTAATTGCCATAATTTATTTTTTAATTGTTTGTGTTATAATTTATTATCACTTGTTTTACTGATTTTCTAAAGTTTCAAGTCTTGACTTCAAGTCATCTATGATTGTTTGTTGTTCTTGTATTGCTTTAGTTAATATAGGTACCATCTTCTCATATGTTATACCGTAATGATCTTGTTCAGGAATTCTATCGACAACAAGATTAGTTTGATTAGCAACGTCATAGCCAAATGATTTTTCAACAACTTCTACTTCTTGTGCTAAAAACCCTAGTGTCAATTCTGGTAGCTTGTTAGTTCCATCAGGCGTTCTGTCTTCGTAATCTGATCTTTTGTCCCATCTATAAGTGACTGGGTTAAGTTGTTTTACAAAATCTAGTCCAATATCTATAGGCGTTATGTCTGTTTTATCTCTAGCATCAGAGTTAACCGTCCAGCTTATTTGTATTCTAGCCGTAGTGTGTGACTCGTTCCCCATGTGTATCTGATGGTTGTGACTAGTTACACCGGCTATAGATTGTGGTGATTGGTAACCTGTTCTACCCGCTGAAATACCAAAAAGTAAATTATTACTACCAGTTGTTACGTTGTAACCAGTTGCATCACCCATCGCGATGTTATTTGCCCCGGACGTTAATGAAGCTAAAGCAGCATACCCATAAGCAAAGTTTCTAGTACCAGTATTACACGCTCCTAAAGCTTCTGGCCCAAAAGCAACGTTTTGCCCACCAGATGTAATAGCATTCATAGTTGTGCTGTTACCGACTCTAAAATTACTATTTTTATAATTTATATAATTAATAGTAGCAGCATTTAAAATGCCTGTGCCAGCAGGGTCAGAATAATAAGCAGTGTTGGCTGAATCATAGAAAATAGGCGCTCTTAAGCTATTAGCTGCTTGAACATAATTACCTGATTTTCCTACAGCAAAAATTTCAGTGCTCATAGTTTGATCTGAATAAAACCTAACTCCTCCATAATTAGGGTGAGCACCTAGTCTTATACCCGTGTGAAATGCAAAATCCAGTTTATTATAATTACCCCCATAATTCTCCTTGGTTGTTTTTATGGAATAATGATCTACAGAGTCAGCACTGTCTCCAGAAAAAGTAATAACCCCAGAAGTTGCACCTGAAGATCCAGACACATCTGAATTAGCACCTACAATTAAATGCCCTGCCGTTCTAAGTTGTTGGGAGTGTACAATATTAAAATTAGATGTATCGGCATGATTTGCGTAATAACCTGTATTGTTTGAATCATAGTATATTGGTGATCTCACACTGCCATCAAAAGTAGCTACACCTGCAGCAGAAATACTAGCTGTATTTGTTGAACCTACTTTTCTAAATATCCAACCCCTAGCGTTGTTGTTATTCATTGTAAAAAATGTAGCCCATCCATCAGTAACAGCACCGTGAGTTCCTTGACTAGATGTACCAGTAAACAACATACCATAAGTTGGTACACCACCATTATACGTACCATAAAGAGAGACTCCATGTGCTGATGATTGTGATCCCGATTGATTAACCCCAACTCCTACTTGATGATTTACCAAACTTAAAACCGAAGTACTATTCGGATTTAAATAATACCCCGTATCATTTGAATCATAGAATATTGGTGCTCTCCAATCCGCATGAGCTTGACCGCTACCAGAAGTATTAAACCAAAATCTAGATCCCCAAGTGGTTACACCCATAAGACCACCACAACCATAATGAGGGTTTGAATTGTTATCATAAGATCCCATAGTAAACACAGTGGGATTCCAATTAGCCCACCCCATTGACCATCTACGGTAACCACCAGATATATTACCAGTCATGGTCATCGCAGCACCATGATTTGAATTTGATGTACCTGCGGTCGCATTTATATAAAGATGAGGGTAAAGAGTGGAATTTATAACTAAAGAGGCTCTAGCAGAATCATTATAAACTCTAGTTGCACTAGTAGGTCCAAGCTGTAAGCTCCAACCGGATGTTGTTCCTGAAATATAAGCTTGGTTTAAAACACTTGTCCCATCTCCATGAAACGCATAAGCTGTGTTATCTATATCATAAAATATTTTTGATCTAATATCATTTTGTCGCATTGCTGAACCGCCCGACACTTGAATAAATGCATTAAAGTAGAAATTATCTAAGTTTGTATAGATGTGTGCATGACTTGTATTAGCGGGACCAAGTTGAATCCAACCAGATGGTGTTGTGTTTCTTAAACCCCAGTCACCTTGACTAACATAATACCCAGAAGCTAATTGTAATCTGTCTGTATCAATTTTAGCCCATGATCCCCAGTTTCCACTTTCCATATCTCTAGTCCATAAGAAATTCCCACCTGTGTTATTTCCCGATTGGCTTTTTCTGGCTACATACCATTCCTGCGCATAATGACTTGAGCTTCCTGTTTGCGTTCCATAATCATTACCTAATCCCATTCTAAGGCCGTACCATTGGTGCCCAGAAGTATTTGTTGGTCCGTTAGTTCCACCTTGGAAATAATTTACCCCCGCCCTTAACGACGTGTCATTAAAGTTATTTTGTGTTGTATGATTTCTTGTTTGATTATTAAATATATTTTCGACAGTTCCAACTGAAGCTACGCTTGTGCCTGTTATATAAGCTGCTCCGTTTGTTAACTGATTATTATTTGTTATATAATTAGCATTAGTTGCTCCTGTGTAGCCTAAAGTAGCTAGGGTTACGTTAGAATTTAATACATTGGCAACACTAAAATCTCTAGAGTCATATAATTGATATTGAGTTCCTGTACCATCAGACCAACCTCCTACGTGCATTCTGTTACTAGCACCATCTAAACCAAAATGAACTGCATAATCACTTCCGATATGAAATGACATGAAGGCATCATTGTGATTTTCAGATCTAACAGATAAAGCATGATTACCTGCAGCTTGTGAAAGATCGCCTGTAGAACCAAATCTAGTTGCGGTAGTCCAAGAAGCACCACTTGCAATTTGTGCCCCTTTTTCAATCGCGTTTGTTATGCCATAACCAGCTAAAGTTGTTGCAGCCGCTGCTGCTCCTAAAGAAGCCAGGGTTACATTCGAATTTAATACATTAGCAACTGTAAATACTCCTGAATCGTATATTTGATGCCATGCATACCAAGTTCCATTATAGTATTTTCTTTCGTATGTGTGATTAGCACCATAGCCTTGGTATGTTTGATATACCATAACACCATCATTAGTTACAGTTAGCATACCTGCAACGCTAGCGGGATAATTAGAGCCATTCCCTGCTTGTGCGTTGCTGTTTTGATGATAATATCCGGTTGCTGTATAACTGTTTAAATTTGCACCCCCGCCTATATCAGTACCTTTAGAAAAACCTGTTGAGGATGTTAAATACCCACTAGAAGCGTGATTACCCCAGCCATATGCCGTATCCCAGTTACTAATATTTAAAGCATTTCCAAAAACATAAGCTGTATTTGTGTCACCCTCAAGTTGTAGTGGATGAGGTGACTCATAACCAGCATCTATAGCATCTGTCGCATCTCTATCAACAAGTATATAAAAATTGTTGCTATTTGCATGTAGGTAAAAATTATCCTCCCCAGAGGTTGTATCCATAAAAGAGATAGTTCCGTATGAGCCGGATATTACAATAGAATTGTTGTAAAATGTTTTAGTTCCAGATATTGTTTGGTTGCCAGTTAACGTCACTGCACCCAAGCTTGCTGCTGTAGGTAGTGTTTGGTCCCCAGTATTTGTTCCAGATAAATTAGCACCTGTTATATTACCTGTGGCAGTTATAGTTCCTGCTGATGTAATATTACCTTCATCTAAAGATATAGTGAACACATTACTTCCTCCACCAACAAAAGCTATATCATTAGGCGTACCTAACCATTGTATACCCCATTTATCTCCAGAGGTTGGGCTACTAGGATAATATCTTTCAGATATACCCCAAATATCGTGAAAAGTACTAGTATCGGTTAAATCATTTCTAGAAATAAATCCATTTGGTAAAACAGGTTTTGTTGTAGCAGCATAAGGAAATATAACTTGTCCTGAAAAAGTTCCACCAGCCAAAGGCATTTTAGTTGCAATACTATTTGTAACTGTTGTGCTAAAGCTAGCATCATCACCTAAAGCTGCTGCTAATTCATTTAATGTATTTAAAGTTCCTGGTGCTGAGTCAACTATTAAAGCAACTCTTGCATCAGCTCTTGCGTCTGTATAATATAAGTTTGTTGAACCTTCTGATAATGAGTCTGTGTCTGAAGCCGTAATTCTTGCATCAGCTCTAGCATCTGTATAATAAAGATTTGTACCTTCACTTAAATCGCTTGTGCTTGCGGCTGTAATTCTAGCGTCTGCTCTTGCATCTGTATAATATAAATTTGTACCTTCAGATAAGTCTCCTGTATCTGCAGCAGCTATTCTAGCATCTGCCCTTGCGTCGGTATAATATAAATTACTGCCTTCAGTAATATTCGATGTATTCTGAGCAGGCATTGTGAATGACATAACACCCGTTGTGCTATTATAACTTAAAGAACCAGTACCACTAATTGCTGCTCTAGCTCTTGCATCAGTGTAATATAGATTAGTACCCTCTGATAAATCAGAAGAACTTAAACTACCTATTCTAGAATCTACTCTAGCGTTAGTGAAAAACAATTTATCACCTTCAGTTAAATGAGATGTAGTTATACCGTGACTTGAATGCAAGTGTGCCTGAGTTACTGAACCCGCTTTTATAAAATCACCTGATACTTTAGTTAATGCCATATTAATTATTTTCTAATTCTTGTACTCTTGCTTCTAATTCTTGTATTGCTTTAGTTAAAATAGGAATCATTTTTTCATAAGTTATTCCAAAATGATCTTGCTCAACATCTCTATCTACAACTAAATTTGTTTTATTTGCTACATCATAACCATAAGATTTTTCTACAGTTTCAACCTCTTGTGCTAAAAATCCTAATGTTAACTCTTCTAATTTGTTTTCACCTGTTGGAGTTCGATCTTCATAGTCGGATCTTTTGTCCCATCTAAATGTTACTGGGTTTAAATCTTTAACAAAATCTAAACCTACATTAATTGGAGTAACATCGGTTTTATCTCTTGCATCTGAATTTACAGTCCAGCTAATTTGTATTCTTGCTGTACTATGGGATTCGTTACCCATGTGTATTTGATTACTAGCGGTTGACACACCAGCTATTGATTGATAAGGCGACTGATAACCTGTTCTACCGGCATTTTGACCAAACAGTAAGTTGTTGCTTCCACTTGAAACATTGTAGCCCGTTGCATCACCCATGGCGATATTACTACTACCACTAGTTAAACTTTTCAACGCTGCATAACCGTAAGCAAAGTTTCTACTACCAGTACTACAACCTCCTAGTGCCTCAACACCAAATGCTGCATTGTTGGTACCAGAGGATATAGCATCCATAGTGGTGCTATTACCCATTCTTATATTGTTAGCAGAACCATGTTGTGTAAAATTAAATTCCAATCCAGCCAATTTACTTGTTGCATTAGGATTAACATAATAGCCGGTATTATCCTGATCATAAAAAGCTGAAGCATAAAGATTTCTAGTTATTATTGCATCTCCATCACCTCTAATAATCATATTAGTGGTACCACTTGTTCCGCCATCTTTGAATGCAATATCTTCACCTCCAGATGTTGCTATAATAAAGTGTTCATCATTCGTGTCTGTAGCTCTTATATATCCTCTTAAGTTTCCAGCTGAAGTACTAAATTCCGCCGTACCTCTTACTTTAAGACTAGTACCAGTGCTGCCAAAATTACCATAGTAAGTGGTATCATCTCTATCATAAAATATAGCAGCATAAGAACTACCGGCATACACATTTCCTCCAGCAGAAAAAGAACCGCTAGCCGCACTATAAACATCATTTACAATACTAGTTGTTGGCGTAACAGTTTGGCCATTTGCAGTGTATGCACTTGTTTGAACTTGTACTGTGTTGTTAAAACTTGTTCTAATTTTATATGTTCCACCACCTCTTAGCCAAACAACTTCTTGACTTGAATTAGTCATTTGAGTTATACCACCACAAATAGTAGCATTAGTCCAAGCTTCATTCCACTGCCTTATTGTTCTTGTAACACCAACCGTACCCCATCCGCTTCCGTTAGTATGCCAATCCATAAGCAAAGAAAATCCACTACCGTGAGATGCCCAACTTGGATGTGTACCTCCAGCGTTTAATCTATTTTCAATTCTAATTCTAGTAATATCACTTACATATATTCTTACGGGATAATACGTACTTTGATTATAACCAGATCCAGTCATGTCTACCGTATGAGCATAACGTAAATCTATATTACCAGACTGTATGTTTAATACATTTAAATCACTGGTACTAGCTGGATCCGTATAATAAGCTGTATTGCTTGAATCGTAGAATACAGGCGCTCTATAAGACGCGGCATTAGTAGCATACCCAGCTTGCCAGCTTCTCCCATCATTACCATAAATTGTCCATACTGTAGAATCACTACCAACAAAACAAAACTCATTTGGATTTCCACTATTTCCAAATATATTGCCAGGGCCTCCATTACCGTTTGTTCCATATCTTGCGCCACTATTACCAGCCCAAAATAATCCCCAAGTATTACTTGCAGCACTCATCATCCATGCATTATAATCATATCTTAATCTAAATGGCTGGTTATTCTGTCCATCACCACTTGTGCTTACATCTCCAGAAAATAAATTACTAATTATAGTGTTTGTTCTACTAGTACTACCTGGATCCGTATAATAAGCAGTGTTATCTGTATCGTAAAATATAGGTGCTCTAAGCGAGGTTGTAGCAATTACATTACCATCTGTAGATATATTCAACATAGCTTGCGCTGGGTAAGAAGACTGAGATCCAGTAGCAGAATAGCCAATGTTAAAATTAGAAGTGTTATAACCACTACCTACAAACCATTCCCTACTGCTACTACCGCTGGCACTATGAACATTGTCCTTCAT